ACCATAGGAGATGGGGGGCCATTAAATGGCTAGATATAAGAAAGGTGAATGGTCAGGTAAGAAGCAGAAGATACTCATACTTGAGATGAAGGGCCAGACCAATGATGAGATAGCCAAGCAGGTAGGGTACAAGTTTGGCCAATCAGTATCTAAGGTAATATTATCAGAAGAGTACCAGAGAAGGCGTGCAGAGTTAGAGTTAAGGGTAGTAGACGAGGCGCGCAAGGTACTAGAGAAACACGCAATAGAAGCAGTTCATAAAGTAGTTAAGATTATGCGTAAGGGTGACCCTAACGAAAGGCTCCAGTACGACGCGGCGAAGGAGATTCTCCATCAGGTAGGTTGTAAGCCGATAGAGAGGATAGAGACAACCACGAGACCTTACACACCTGAGGAGATAGCTTCAGCCAACGAGGTAGTGAAGGAGACCGAGAAATTAGCAGATAGATTATCCAAGCGCGGTACAAAATATATCATAGCAGGTGCAAAAAGCGAGAATGTGACGGAATCCCCCAAGAAGGCGGAAGATGGAACAAGCGCAGGCCCTGTCGAAACAACAGGTACGCCTGGATCGTAAGCTTTGCCAACGGTCCTTATATTACTTATGTAAAGAAGTATTAGGTTATAAAGATATGGTCCCGCACGTTCACGGGGACCTTTGCTACTTTCTCACACATCCTGGCTACGGACGCTTTAGACAGTCTACTCTCCCGCGTTCCTGGTTCAAAACATGGGTTGGTACAGTTGCTCTCTCCATCTGGCTAACTCTCCCAGACGAAGAAGGCCTCTATGCAGATATTTTTCCTTGGAAAGGGCCCAATGCTAGAGGCCTCATCGTCTCCAATGTTATCGACAACGCAGCGAAGATGTTATTCAAGATAAGACAGGAGTGGATGAGCAATGAACGACTCAAAGCAGCATTCCCAGAACTCATACCTGATTTCAATAAAACCCGATGGTCGGATCATGTCGCGGAAGTTAAAAGGTCCCTCAAAGCGACCGAGGGTACTTATACTGCTGCCGGCGTTGGAGGCTCAGTTATTTCTCAGCACTTTGACTACATCATCGAAGATGACCTCATTTATGCACGCAAGGATGATTTCACAGGTCAAGAACTTATGCCCTCCCAAGAAGACATCGATAATGCCATTGGATGGCACAAATTAGCGTTCTCCCTTTTCGCAAACCCTAATAACTCATGTCTCTGGAACAACGGTACTCGTTGGGCTCCTCGAGACCTCATATACTACATCCGGAACTTCGAGGAAAACTACTCGAACTTCGAGATTTCCGTCACGGAAGATGCGATGTGGCCCATCGTCTCGGATGACCAGTGTGTTTGGCCCGAACGCTACAACAAAGCAACCCTCGAGCAGATTTTCTCAGCTCAAGGTCACAGAATCGCCGAAACTCAGTACCTAAACCGTCCCCGTGCTACAGAAGACATCGTTTTTAAGAAAGAATACGTTAATATCCACCCCTCCTTCGACGAATACCCCCTCGGCCTCGAGTGGAAAACCATAGTTGACCTCGCAGGATGGGGTGACACGCGTGGAACTTCCCGCAACGTTGTCCTCACAGGTGCAATAGACAAGAAACACCACCTCTGGATAGCACGACTTGATGTTGGCCGCTTCAATCCATCAGAGGTGATGGACAAATATAAGGCCCACTCGCGCCAATTCAGCTCTCAGATCTGGATTGAGGAGATTCAGTACCAGCGTGCCCTCTCTCACTTCTCAAAAGTAGAGATGGAACGCACTGGAGACTGGTTTACGCAGAAGCGTCTCCCTTATGACGGCAGAAAAGGTGCTAAAGACCTCAGAATCCACTCAATTGAGCCTGTAGTAGTAAATGGAGGCCTTCATATCCTCCCTTCAATGCGAGAATTGCTCGAGGAGCTCGAATTTTACCCTCATTCTAAGACAAAAGACATCCTAGACTGCATTGGTTACTTATATAAGATAGCTAGACCCGTAGAAGAGACTCTACCTGAACCTCCAAAGAACCCATTTAAAATGGAGGAGATAGAACGTGAGATTAAAGAGAAGGCTAGCTCCAGTGTTGGCTATCCTTTTGATTTTCAGCTTGGAAAGGATCGAAATAATGGCAGTTAATGAAGCTAGAGCTTCTGCTATTGCATCACAGCCAGTGTTTAACCCTTATGATATAGATCTCAACAAACTCATTGGTATAGAAAGTTCTTGGGACACCCGTGCGTACAATAAGAAGTCAAAGGCTAGAGGGTTAGCTCAAATCACTCCTATAGCCCTTAGAGATTATAACCAGCTTAACCCAGCTGATCAACATAGCCTTGATGATCTTTATAATCCACAGATAAACCAGAAAATTGCCCAATGGACACTTGCAGAACGCATTCCCCAGATGTTAAAGGCTTATGGGGTCCCATTAACTCAAGATAACGTTCTCTGGGCGTATAATGCTGGAATAGGTCGCGTAGTGGACAATTTTATGCCCGCAGAAACCAAAGATTATATCAGAAAGTATAAGGAGCGCTAAAATGACCAAATTAAGCGGTAATAGGCTGAGAATGTCGGATGGATCGATCCGGAAGTTCAAATCAGCTAAAAAAAGAGCTAATTTCGAGAAAGTTGCTCAAGCATACAAGCGTGGATGGCGTCCCACTAATAAGGCGAGATTACGGGCAATAATTAAAAGTAAAAAGAGGAGTTAATAATGGCTAAAGAGAGAACCATCCAATGGTGGAAGGATGCTGTTCGTAACGGCATGAAGTTCCAGATTAAGTTCGCTAAATCTAACATGTGGGACTCTTATAAGAGATATTATAGACATGAGTTTAAAAGTGGTATTATTCCAGTGAACCTGGTTTTCTCCATTCTCCGGTCCATCGTTCCTCAGGTGTATTTCCGAAATCCCGCAGTATCCGTCACTCCCACCAAACCAGGTTTAGAATATGAGCTTCACGCGCGCCTTATCGAGGATATAGATAACTGGCTCCTGCGTGAACTTTCAGTTAAGTACGAAATGAAAAAGATGATCACCGATGCCTTCCTTTGTGGTATCGGCAGTGGATTCGTGGGCTATGACTCGGAGTATGGGTATTCTCCGAAAAAGTCCATCCAGGGTTCTGACGTCGCGTCGCTGACCCAATATGATAAAAAGGGATACAGAATTGAGTATAATGCTCAAGTGAACCCTGGGATGCCTTGGTTTCTCCGCGCACGCCCCGAGGATACAGTTTATCCCTGGGGCTGCGAATCTGCTATCAACGCTGAGTGGGTAGCAATGCGTACATTCCGTCCACTCAAAGATATTAAGAAAGATGCGAAGTACACTAACACAGCAGACCTCAAAGGTATGTTTAATAAGCAAAGGACTACTCCCGCAGGTGGTACCAAGGATTTCGACAACCCTCTTCCCACCGACCACGAGTGGGTAGAACTCTGGCAGGTCCGAGATGCTAAAACAGGCAAAATCTTCGCATTCTCAATGGACCATGACAAGTTCCTCCGCAACGAGGAAGACGTAATACAGATAGATGGTCTCCCTGTAAATACCCTTATATTCAACCCAGACCCCGATTACATCTACGGTGTACCCGACGCCCGTATCATAGAACCTCAACTGCTCGAACTCAACGAAATCCGCACCCAAGCTATGAAACACAGGCGTATTGATATCGTCAAACTCCTTTATAAGAAAGGTGCTATCAAGAAAGACCAATTAGACCGTCTCTTAAACGAGGACGTTCAAGCAGCAGTAGCAATAGAAGCAGAATCAGGTATAACAGAAGCAGTAACACCTATGACTCCTGGTGCCTCAGGTGTCCTCGCTGACTTAGTAAAAATGGGTGAAGTTGTTCGTGGAGACGTCCGAGAGCAAGTTGGATTCTCCCGTGCATCAACCGGAGAGTACCAAGGTAAAACTCACATCTCCGCTAAAGAAACCGACGTCGTTCAGTGGGCCAACCAGATCCGCGTTGATGAGCGCCGAGATGTTGTAGCAGATCTCTTGACAAACATTGTACGTCGATTTAACCAGCTTGTCTTCACTCACTGGACAAATTCAATGGTCCGCTCAGTAGTTGGTCCAGACGGCGCCAAGTGGTGGCTCAAATTCTCCGGAGATGAAATCAGAGGAGAATATAATGTAAAAGTAGACCCCACGAATGCAGTTCCTGTAGACGCCCGTACCAAACGCAAGGACGCCATCGAAATGGCTGGTGCATGGGCTACTATGAACCAGGGGCAAGTAAAGCAAGGTATACCCGTTCCTGCAGAGATTCAACGCTATTTCTTCTCTCAGTTCGACGGGATTAACATAGATAGGTTATTAGCTCAAGCAGGTGGAGGTCAACAGCAACCTGGCAGGAATCCGGGTATGCCAGTTCCACCTGGTATGGCAGCACAGTTGATGAATAGAGGACGAGGAAGATGAGACAAATAGTAGCAATTATATGTCCTGCTCATGGTTTCACACAAGGGTCTAGTTGCCCCCAATGTACGGAGACTCGTCCTAAAGACACCTTACACATCAACACATATGATTGGGTAAAACAAGGGGTATATGAACACATCGACCCTAGTCAGCCCAACATGGGATTTAACAGTAAAGAAGATTTGAAGGTAGCGTGCGAGAAACGTGGTTTGTTAGCTAAAGCGTTCATAAAACCTAAGTCACAAGGCAAAGGTTTCGAACACTCAAGGAGGTAGTAATGGCTAAGAAGAAAGTAGCAAGCGAGGAAAAAAGAACAATGGTTAATCCTTCTCCACCAGTAGTCAAGGCTATTCACATAGATATGGTGAATGACCGGGAGCCCTACATCAGGTTTGAGGGCAAATGGAATGGTAAGGATTTATCCGTGGTCTTAAGCACATTAAAGAGGCAGTATCCTCTTTACATTCGCGGCTTAAGAAGAAACCATCTGTATATCTAAGGAGGATTTGAGATGAGCGACGAAACGAAGAAGACCACCGAGGGGTCAGAGAAGGACGCGATCGACATGACGAAATTTGTTCCTAAGGAAGATTTTGAGAAGCTCACAAAGACTTCGAATGAGGAAGTCGAGAAGATAAAGGGTGAGCTGGACCAAGCGAAGTTGTCTCTATTAGATCCAGATTATGTAGCATTTCTGGACTCTAAGAAAGGTAAAGAAATCAAAGAAGAGGCTAAAGAGATCTCTGAGAAGATCGAGGAAGGCAAAGCATCGCCAGCAGAACTGAAGCGCCTCGAGGACCGGATGAACACCATCAGTTCCTCAGTAGAAAACGTTTTGGCTGTACTCGAACTTCAAGCAGTAGAAAAGAAGTATGCTGACTTTGGTGACTTTAGAGAGGCAACAAAGAAAATTCTCGAAACTTCTGCCACGTCCCTAAGTATTGAACAGGCGTATCTCCTGTCTAAAGGACAGGCTAAAACAGAGAAGACCGAAGCTGAGAAGAAGGCTGCTGCAAAGACTGCTGCCGAGAAACCGTCAAGCACGGTTCCGGGAAATGAGCCAGTGCAGAAGCATTTTACAGACAAAGGTGCTGCTGGGGAAGACGCCTGGGATAAAACTGTGGGTGCTGGAAAGGAAACTTTATAGATAGGAGTTTTTAATTATGGCATATCCATCCAGGACAGAAACGTTGGATGACCTGTATACAGCGGTATGGAATAACAGGAAGAAAGCTGTAACAGATAACATCTTCAACGCGACACCCACCTACTTCTTAATGAAGAAGAAGGGTGGTATCAAGCTAGATGGTACTGGTGGAAGATACCTCGAGATACCTCTTGCCTATGCGAAGAACGAAACCGTTACTTCATTAGATAGAGGCGACACCATCTCGATATCCGACACCAAGTTCCTGACAGTTGCACAGTACGAATGGAGATTCGTAGCTGGCTCTGTAGTTCGATATTACACCGATGACGCGAAGAACAAATCCAAACAGGCTCACCTCAACCTAGCAAATGCTAAAGTTGATAACCTTGAACGCTCCATGATCGACAAGTTCGAAGAGTTCTTGTTCGCTGATGGTACCGGCAACGGTGGGAAAGACCCGAATGGATTCGGAAACATTATCGATTTGACACCGGCAACCGGAACAGTTGGTAACATCAACTCCGCTAATTACTCATGGTGGAGAAACCAAATGTCTGCGGCCACAGGTGCTGCATCGGTATATCTATTAACTGATATGCGAACTGTGTTTAACAACTGTACCAAAGGACAAGCAGCTGACGTTCCTGATGCTATCGTAACTGACCAGACTTCATACGAGCTTTACGAAGATGAGGTAATGGAGCAGAAACAGATAGTAAACAAGGACATGGCAGACGCTATGTTCGATTCAGTTACATTTAAAGGTAAGCCGGTAATTTGGTCAAACGCGGCTACCGCAGGTTACATGTACTTTCTTAATTTCAAGTACATCGGCCTCAATGTCGATCCTGACATTAACATGACCATGACTGAATGGAAAGTAATACCTAACCAGTTGGACCGTGTGGCCCAGATTGTATGGAAAGGTAACACCATCGCATCGAGAAGAGCATCACTAGGTCTGTTGCACACCATCGCTGCGTAACATAAACCGGGGGGCAAGCCAATGCCCCCTTTAAGGCCGACCATGGCTATAAGGAGGAAGTAACATGAGTGGAGGAACAAAACAAGGACAGTTTTCAAGTGTCTTCAATCCGATTATTCCGATAGATCAATCTATCTACGAAGAGTCGACAACGCAAAAAGCGAGGTTAGGAACACGTCTGGAGCTTGGCGGAAGAGTATTTCGTTATGCTCAACTATCGACGTCAGCTAACATAACTGGTGCTGGAGTATTGCTTTGTGCATCAACCCCGATAGCGTCTCACCAGACAGCTATCCTGAATGTGTTAGCAACAACCGCAGGAGCACGTGCCATAACTTGTACAGCGAGTGCTGGTAACGAGTTCTCAACTAACCAGTATCAAGATGGTTATGTTGTAATAGCTACGACTCTTGCTGGTGGATACTCTTTCCGTATTAAATCACACGGAACGGGTGCATCAATTCCATTTACGCTGTACGATTCAATATCGACTGCGGTTGGTGCTGGTCCTGCTAGTTTAGAGCCCAATCCATATAAGAGCGTCTTGAAAGGTAACTCTCCGTCCGATCTGGGCGTAGGAGTATCTCAATGCGCTATCACAACTGGTAACTATGCGTGGCTACAAACGTGGGGACCAGGTGGAATGAATGCTTCAACAGCTATTGCGGCAGGCTTAACCTTATGCGTTGGAGTTTCTGGTGGAGCAGCAGGCCACACAGTTATTGCTACGATGACAGCAGGTGGAGCAATGATCGCACAAGGCCGTGGAGTAACGGTAGAATCAAATGCAAGTCCGGTGTTCATAAGAATGAACCCGTAGTATAACAACTCTGTCGGGGGTGGCTTTAGCTGCCCCCAGCAGACCAAGGAGAATGCGATGAATATACTGATGCGATTGTTGTACAAGTGGCAGAAACGTAAGATGTGTAAGTGTACATCACCTACATACATAGTCAAATTTGGTATTTTGTGCTGTAACGATTGTGGGAAGCCACTTCACAAATTGGATGTGGGGTTAGGATGAATTACCCACTAACCAGACACTACCAGCGATATGAGTATCTCATAGAAAAGGGATACATAAAGGATAAGAAAGTCTTGGAAATAGGTTGTGGTCTTGCTGCTGGAGCTATGATGATGCACTACTACGCTAAAGAGGTTATAGGAGCTGATCCTTGTTTAAAGGACTATATCGAAAGCGATGACCCTATGCTTATATCAGGGTACGTAGCTCCTAATACAACACCTGGAAAGCTGGACCTAAGGGATTCATCGTGGGAAAAGTTAGCTACAGAGGGTGTAAGAGCAGATGTTGTAGTGGCTATAGAGGTACTAGAACACTTGACAAACCCAGCACGGTTTATTGATTTCGCAGCTGATGCTGGTGAGTACTTGTTTCTCACTACACCACTGGCTGCTAAAACTGCACCGACGCAAAACACAAAACATATAGTAGAGTACAGTCACAGGGACTTACTCAAATTATTGGACGCAAGGTTTAACGTGATTTACACCTTATACCAAACTGGTGACCTACAGTTACTAGATGAAGCGAAATTTCGAGGTTCTAGTACCAGTAGTAATCACGTAGTACAAATGTTATGGTGTAAATCGAAAGGGGACAGGAAATGAGCGAAGAGAAAGTAAAAGGCGCGAAGAAGAAAGACCCAAAGCAGTACGAGTTACCGAAACCAAAGCTACCTAAGTTAGAGATGCCTGAGAAACCTGGGGGTGTAGCACCAGATGCTGTACATCAGTCTTGTGATGGAGAAGTTTATGACGACCCAACTAAGAAACCTAACACCCATATCGATGAACCAAAACCTGGGATACCTCGGATACTCATAGGTTTACCGATACTCAGCTATTCGCATGAATTTGTGGAAAGCTTCCTCAAGTTCTGGACTCAGTTATGTACTCAAGTTCATGGAAAGATGCAGATAGGTTATCACTTTGTGCACCGAAGGCCTGTTCATATGGCTGAGATACAACTAGCCGAAATTGCTATTTGGAACAAGTGTACACACTTACTACTCATGGACGATGATATATATGATGTACAGTTGTCAGATCTACAGAAGCTTCTTGCAGCTGATAAGGAAGTCATAGGTGGTGTAATGTACGCCTCGGGATTCCCTTATGCAATGTGTGTATTCAGACGCTACGATACCGATAAGAAAGTAATCGATATGCCTTCTGACAATGTTATGCACCGCTTGTATGAGATACCATGTAACTGTACTAAGTGTGGTACGGGAATGTCCCACTGGGACGCTAAGTTCTGCCCAGTATGTGGAGCAACTCAAGACAACATGATACAGAAAGCAGATCTTATTCCATTTCCATTCACACTTATCAAGACCAGTGTATTCAAGAAAATGAAGAAGCCGTGGTTTCACTGTGAGCTTGAATACCCATCCGACTCGTGGTTTGCGGATCGTTGTAAAGAAGCTGGTATACAGGAATACGCCCATATGGGAGTTCGTTTAAACCATAGGGGTATAACTGACTTGTCGAGGCAACATTACTTCAACATGGATATGGCTAAGAAGCAGGCTGCACAAGATGGAGGTTTAATAAACATATCTCAAGAAGATATGGCTAAGCACCAATTTCTCTTAAATGCGAAGCTGAAAGAGGCAGAGGATAAACTCAAACCTGTGCCTACAATGATAGAAGGAGCAGTAAGTAAGGAGGAACAAAATGACAGTAAGAAGACACGCGTCACAGATGATATTCCAAAAGAAAAGGGCGTTAAAGTACCCGATTAAGATAGCTGTTGTAGCATCAGGTACTGGTACAGCTGCAGAGAGAGGTGTAATTACCTTTGACTCAAGTGGTGCAAGGACGCTATTAACAATGACTTCAGGTTCATTGAAGGCAACCTTAGTAGGAACAGCATACGGAATCGGTAAGTAATTAGGAGGTATTTATGGCTAATACAGCTGCATCTACGCTGATAACCAGATGCCTTGATAACCTATCCCGTGCATCTAGTGGTACCACGCGATCAGGAGCAACCTTAGAGAATACCGCTGTAACGTGGTTAAACAGCACCATGTTCAAGGTATCTCGTAGGCATGACTTCAGGGAGATGTACAACATAAACACAACTACACCTACAGTTGATGGAACTAAGAACTATAACTTTCCCACTAACTACAAGGTTATAATAAGTATACGTGTGATAGATGGTACTAATTCCAAGAAACTGACGATGCTCTTACCGAACCGCTTCGACCAGCTATTTCCTTACCCTGAAGATGATTCAGAAGGGCGCCCCGACTATTACATTCCCTTAGGTAACACCTATGACCTCTACCGTATTCCCGATGCTGCCTACGATACCGAGATTCGCAATATCCAATGGCCCACAGTTATAACTGCGACCTCAGATCTTATCTCCTACGAACCCAATAAGGATGATATGATAGTCTCTGGTATGACCGTAGAAGCTTTCAAACATCTCCAACTATATGAGGATGCAGCTCTCTGGGCAGTTAGTTTTAAGGCAGAACTCGACGACGCTGTCTTGGCTGATGAGGACATGCTGGACTTTCAGCCTCGTGGAGCAGGTTTCGTAACAGGCGTTACCTACACAGGTGAATACTGGAATGACCCATTAATAAGAAGTGTGAGTGCTTATGGAGGTATAAGATAGTATGGATAGAGAATATGCTGTAATCCTTCTACCACCTATAAGCTGGATTCTTTGGTCTCTTGGTGGAAAGAAACACAAATGGTGGAGACGATTGGTTCTACCAGCAGTATATGGTATAACTGCTCTTATCTATGGTTGGCCTCTTCACACCGCTCTTGCTCTTGCTGGTTACTCTGCAGTAGCATTCTATTTAGGATACGGTGAACATAAGACCTGGGCGTGGAGATTTGGTATCGGTTGTATATATGGTTCTATTACTACTTTCCTTGGCCTCACTCCGTGGCAACTCGTGATACCTGCAGCATGGTTATTTATGTTCTGGGCGTCAAACTCAAGTGTCTTATGGCTAAAGAAGATGTTCACATGGAAGGTTGTTGAGGGTTCAATAGGAGCTCTCATTGGTATAGCATTAGCAGTGTTATTATAAGGAGGAGAAATGGCACACGGATTTTATGTAAGTACGGAAAAGGCTGGTTTGACAGCGGCTACTACAGCTTGCTCTTTTATAGGGCTGTTTGTTTATGCAAGTGCGGCTGGTACGATTACCGTCAAGGATAGTGGATCCACAATATTAGGGCCAATCAAATTGAGTGCCTTAGAGTTTGTTAATATAGTACCTAGCATACCTATAGCATGTACAGCTGGTCTTAGCGCTACAAACTCAGGTGGTTGTGACTATACGATATTCTACGGCAATAAATAGGAGGTAAGCGATGGCAATGAATAAGCAGGTCAAAGTAGGAGGCTCATACTACGAAGGCAACTCTATTACAGTCTCCTCAACACCAGGCGATTATGTTCTCGATATGGCTTTCACAGCTGCAGGAGCAGCTAGCGCTATATCAGTTATCCCTAATTCCCATGGCGCATTAGATACCATAGCGGTTGCACACTTAAGTGCTGATACTCTAACAACCAAGCACGTTTTGGCAACTGGCGTTCCAAACGTAGGCAAGAATGCAGCGTGGAAGTTTGATTATCCAGCATTACAGAAGATAGGTAACAATGAGAAGCTAAGGGTAACCTACACTAATACAGCTAGTATAGCTATGACAGTATATGTAGTATTAGAACAGATACACTAAGGAGGATGCGATGGGTGTAAATAAGATGGGTGATGAAGAGACCCCATATTCAGAGGGTGTAGAGAAGAAGATCAACGCTCTGGTTGTAGAAGATGTTAAAGTAGTAACCAAGACAATAGAGGTAGTGACGCCCAAGTTCGTTGAGAAAATAGTAGAAGTACCAAAGTTTGTCAATAAGGAAATCGAGGTAACCCATGTTAAAGTTAATAATGAAACTGTTAACACTACCAGTGTTGTGGTTGAGGAGCGTGTGGTGGAAGTACCTCGCGTGGTTGAGAAGGATGTCATTATTGAGAAACCCGTTTACAAGGAAGTGGAAGTTAAGGACGTTGTTGTTAAACGAGTTGAGCTCCCGGTTGAAGTTCCCCGAGTTGTTGAGAAGGTTAAAACAATCGAGAAAGAGTTCATCGTCAAAGTCCCAAAGCTCGTCGAAGAAATCGTGAAGGTGCCGAAGATTCAGTACGTACCAACAGAAGTAGAACGTATAGTATGGAAGGACGTCCCACGCGAGAGATGCTCACATTGTGGTAAAATGGTGGATTAAATGACTATAAAACTTGACCAAGCTGGGTTAGATGAGATAATTAGTTTACACGAGTTATCTGATGTGAACATTACATCTGTAGCCGATGCTCAGCTACTCCAGTATGATGTTGCAACCACTCAGTGGATCAACGTAGGTGGTACAGGTAACCAGATAAATCTTGTAGGTGGATTAATACTTACATCTGCTACGACAGAACTACCTGTATTAAAGATAGTAAATACTAACGCTGATGCAACTGGTGGGCATTTATACTTTCATAAAAATACTGCGTCAGAGAATGACGGAGATGTATTAGGTACAATAGACTGGTATGATACCAACCCATTTACAGGGAACCCAAGAAGAGAAGCATATATTTATGCAGTAGTAGATGATATCGCTCCAGGAGGTTCGGAAGATTCAAGCTTCCATTTTAATGTGATGGTTGCGGGAGTAGACACAGAAATCATTTCAACGAATCTTGATGATATTACATTAGCAAGTGATCT